ATACACCTATTATTTTATCGCTCGTCAGCATCTATCAACACTTGACATGATCATAACGGGACAGATTCCATACACCTATAACAAGAAAACCAATCGCCTTTATTTGTGGCAAGACTGGGACGGTAAATTAGATGCTGGCGACTTCATGCTCTTCAAAGCAAATCGAATCGTTGATATTGATTCGTACGAAAGAATTTTCAACGATTCTTGGTTAAAAGAATACGTCACTGCGCTCTTCAAACGTCAGTGGGGTAACAATCTCAAGAAGTATGCGAATTATACCCTTCCTGGTGGATTAGTTGTCAACGGTCAGCAAATTTATGCCGAAGCAATGGACGACGTTCAAAGGCTTGAAGCAAAGCTCCGCGATGTCCATGAAGAACCACCAATGATGATAGTTGGCTAATATGGCAGTCAGTGTTTATTTTAACAATCAAGGTGCAACTCGTGAGCAGATTCTCATCGAGGACATGATCATTGAATCTATCAGGAATCATGGAATCGATGTTTACTATTTGCCACGAGAATCTCACTCAGAGCTAGATCGTTTGTTTGGTGATGATCCAGTAAAGAAATATACAAAGGCATTTAAGATTGACATGTATCTTGAGTCGTTTCAAGACTTCGAAGGCAATCAGGAATTCTTCTCGAAGTTTGGTTTGCAAATTCAGAAAGAAGCGCGTGTTGCAGTTGCCCGCAGAACATTTGAGAGATATGTTCCATCAATTTTGCGCAATGTTCCAAAAGAAGGTGATTTGATTTTCATGCCTGTGCAACAAAAACTTCTTGAGATTCGATTCGTCGAAGAAGAAAAGAACTTCTTCCAGGCTGGTAAATTTGCACCATATATGTACGGATTAAATCTAGAAGTCTTCAAATACAACGGCGAAATTATTGACACTGGTGTTGCAGAACTTGATGCGATCGCAGATTTGAGTGCATATGGAATTGAGTTCACATTGAACGCTGGCGGTAGCGGAACATATGATGACCATGAAATTGTTTATCAAGGAGCAACATTGGCAGCTGCTACAGCCAAAGGATATGTTTCAAGTTGGGATCTTCCAAATAGAAAACTTATCATTCGAAACATCAAAGGATCTTTTGCCGCGAATACAGTCATCAAAGGATCTGAAAGCAATGCGCAATGGACGATGACAAGTGGCGATCCGCAAGAGAATGCCACGGATGACTTTGAAGAGAATGTATTGCTTGAAAATGAAGCAGACAATATCCTTGATTGGACTGAAACCAATCCATTTGGTACATCTGACGAGAACTAATCATGTTATCAGGTCAACACTTTTATCATAGAATTACTCGTAAGATGGTCGTGGCTTTTGGCACGATGTTCAATAACATCAAATTGTATCGCTACAACCTTGCAGGTACACAAGAGATTGAACGCATCACAGTACCATTGAATTACATCTCAAAAGAAAAATTCTATCAACGTATTACACAAGACCCTAACTTGGATCGTCGTGTGCAGTTGACATTACCAAGAATGTCTTTTGAGATGACAAGTATCGCATACGACACAACTCGTAAAATCTCACCGTTCATCAAACAGTTTGGTCCATTGAACGACACAGCGATCAATACAACAACACTTGCTCCATATAACTTTAGTTTTCAATTGTACATCTATGTCCGTAATACTGAAGATGGCACACAAATCATTGAGCAAATTTTACCATACTTCAATCCTGATTACACAATGACATTAGATCTCGTTGGTGTTGGTAATCCAGTTGATGTGCCATTGATTTTACAAAGCGTTGACTACAATGCTGGCGGATCAGACGGTCCACCACAAGAATTAAGAATGCTTCAGTGGAGCCTTGGATTCACGATGCGCGGATATCTCTACGGTCCAGTGAGCAACGTTAAGGTTATCCGTAAAGCAACAGCAAATACATATGAGTATAACACTGGTGGAAATGAAGCAAAGAGTTTTGCTTTGTCCACAGGCAAAGGTGAATTTAAAATTGGAGAACTCGTTTATCAGGGTCGAAATGTTGATGGTGCAACAGCCACAGGCTTCATTTCTTCATGGAGCAACAATTCAAATACTCTAATTGTATCAGACGTTACTGGGTCGTTTGAAACAGGCAAATTTATTACAGGTGCTGTTTCAAATTCATCTTATAATCTATCAACATACAGATCAGCGACAGACTATCAATTAAATAACATTACAGTCATACCAGATCTAAACACAGCAAATGCAAATACTGCATTTGGATTTGACGTATCAATTGAATCGGCACCAAATATTACATAATTTATGAGCGAAGCAGATAAAAATTTAGCAGAAATTTTAAACACTGATTATGTTCCTGTGGTAAAAGAGGAAAATAGAAGTGTTACTATTCATGAGCCAGACGGATCAGCTGTTAATCCTGACGCTAACTATTCTCGTGCTAATTATTACAACCTTATCGAAAAGGGTAATGAGGCTTTGGACGGCATTCTTGAAGTGGCGAAAGAATCGCAGCACCCAAGAGCGTATGAAGTAGCAGCAAACATGATCAAGAATCTCTCTGATGTCACAGAGAAACTTATGATTCTCCAAAAGCAGCAGATGGAACTTCAACCAAAAGAAGTTGCTCCAACAAACATCACCGTAGATAAGGCAGTGTTTGTTGGCTCTACTGCTGATTTGTTAAAGAAAATAAAGAATGAATCTTCAGACTAGAATCAAAAACTATCTTGGCAATCCGCATTTAAAGAAAATTAATATGCCATTGCAACTCACGGAAGATGAAGTCCGTGAGTATGTAAAGTGTGCAGAAGATCCAATTTATTTTATTGAGCGATATGTAAAGATCATCACACTTGACAAAGGTTTTGTCAATATCTCGCTTTACCCATTCCAAAAACAAGCCATTGAGGACATTAATCAAAACCGTCGTGTGATTCTAAAAGCTGGTCGTCAGCTTGGTAAGACGACGATGATTGTTGGTTATATTCTCTGGTATATTCTTTTCAATCAAGATAAATTCGTCGCAATTCTTGCCAACAAAGCACCAACTGCGCGCGAAATTTTGAGTCGTATTAAAATTGCTTATGAAGCATTGCCACTCTGGATTCAACAAGGTGTTAAGACTTGGAATAAAGGCGACATTGAATTAGAGAATAACTGCCGTGTAATGGCTACGTCTACTGCCTCTAGCGCGATTCGTGGTTTCTCTATCTCATTACTATACCTCGACGAGTTTGCGTTCGTGCCAAGTAATATCGCCGAAGAATTCTTTACTTCCGTTTATCCTACGATTTCTTCTGGTACATCGTCTAAGATTTTAATTTCTTCGACGCCTAACGGCATGAATCACTTTTATAAGATGTGGACCGAAGCAGTCGAAAATCAAAATGGATTCTTACATATTGAAGCCAACTGGAGACAGGTTCCAGGACGCGATCAGAAATGGGCAGATGAGCAGCGAGCTGTTCTTGGAGAACAAAAGTATTTCCAAGAAGTTGAATGTGAGTTCATGGGTTCTTCGGGAACTCTTATTTCAGCCAGCGGTCTAAAGTCTCTCGCCTTTGTGACTCCTCTAAACAAAACTGAAAGCGGAATCTCAATCTATCACCAACCCATCCCTGGAAAGAGTTATATGCTCGTCGCAGATACGAGTCGTGGAAAGGGTCTGGACTACTCGGCGTTCGTGGTTTTAGACATTTCTGAGATTCCATATAAAGTCGTCGCGACTTACAAGAATAACGATATAAGTCCACTCGTTTATCCTAGTATGATTAAAAAGATTGGTGAATACTATAACAGCGCATATGCGCTCGTCGAAATTAATGATAATGGTCAGCAAGTTGTAGATTCTCTCTTTGATGATTATGAGTACGAGAATATCCTTTCCAGTGTCGAAATGAAGAGTAAGATGGCTCTAACTTGGGGATATGGTAATAAATCAAATCGTGGAATTCGAACCACGAAGTCGGTAAAGCGTCTTGGATGCTCCGTTCTAAAGAATCTGATTGAATCTCAACAGATGATTATACAAGATTTTGAGATTATATCCGAACTTTCGACCTTTGTGACGAACGGAACGAGTTTTGAGGCTGCAAGCGGAAGCCATGATGACCTCGTTATGTGCCTAGTCCTATTCTCTTGGTGTACAAGTCAAAACTTTTTCTCCGAATTAAGCGATACAAACATCAAAAGAAAATTACACGAGCAACAAATGAGACAAATTGAGGAGGAAATGCTTCCTTTACCGATTGCATCATTAGGTGGCGATGAGCGTTCTGACTCCTTTATCCAAGATGGAGCTGTCTGGAACATTGTGCAGGATGGGAAATGGGGAACCTATAAATAAGTTGAAAACCCGTTTTTACTAAATAATTTCGTAGATTTTCTTAATTCTCCATTCATAGGAGCATAAACATGGCGTTTCAATTAT